AAGTATGCTAAGTGATAAAGCACAGCAGACTTATAGTTATAGTCAGTATTCTGAAATGATCAATGGTATGTTTACAGGAGAGGTTCCTGGATTAGCTAGCGCTTTAGTGGTAAATCGTTTTTCGGCCAGGACTGGAGAAAATTTACAAAGATTAAAATTACCACAAGTAAATCCTATGCAAGATAAAGAAATCCAAAGACAATTAGTTGCAGATGTCAAAAATATCGTTTTTGATATAAAACCTGACGATAGTTATGCTGGTTTTTACAGACATGGAGAATCGACTATACATTTAAATGAATATATCAGAGACCCAGAATATTGGTTAGCTTTTCGCAAACAGTCTTGGAAAATAATGAGCTCCCATAGGTCTACTGCTATACACGAATGGACTCATATGATACATACCACCCATCCACATAAATATAGGTATAATAAGCTAATGATAGAATTTGTGAAAAAAGTTGATAATGAGATGAAAGATATGCCTGGATGGACAAATTGGGGAGAAATAAATGGTAAAATGAAAAAAAATGTAGAGTTTTGGGGAATGGAAACATCCGTAAGTCAAGACATGATGCTTTCCAGTTGGTTTGAGGCAAATGGAGGAAAAAGAATATACAATCAAGTGCAAAAACAACTTAGTGATAATACAAAAGCTATGAATCAGGTGCATAAGCATATTTGGGAAAACCAAGTATACCCTAATTTAAGTCCAAAAATAATGCCGCAAATAGAAGATGAATTAAGTAGTATGCTTGCTAGTAAGGCTATGATGGAAAGGATTTTTGGAGACATAAATCCATTTCATATTAAAATGTTGCATGGCGGTAAGGATGCCCATATGATGATACCACAAAGAATAGAACCATATGGTCCTACTTATATTTTGGGTTTTGATAACTGGGCTATCCCTAGTGAACTTATAACAGAAAATGTTCATGCTCAAGCAAGAATTAAATTTCAACAAATGTTAAAAATGAATCTAGACCCTAAAAAAAATCCAGTAATAGGAGGGAAAAATCCACAAGGAGGTCTTAATAATCCATATGTTCAAGAATTTAATCGATATGCTGACAACATAGGTAATCACCATATTCATTATCTTCAATGGCCTGTTCATAGTAACAAACATCAATTTGGAATTACTGGGTCTTTTAGGGAATTTGATTCTATGAATGTATTTACAACGCAAAGAGAATTAAATCTTTTGCTTGAAAAAGAGCTTGATCTGGGAATGAAATTTTTTGATAATTATTTTTTATTCACAGCACAAAATAAACACTTTCCAAAAGACATGAGATATCCTCACATGCATGAAGTGATGGCAAGGATATCTGAGTTGAATTTAGGATCGATATTGAATCCCACAACTCCTTCTAAAGTTGGAGCAGGGACAATAGGAAATTCTGCTGAATTAAGGTTATTAAAATATTTTGAAAAAGAAACATTAGACGGTCTTAAGGACAAAATTTGGGGCTTTGCTCTTCCTATAGCCCCATTAGCAGATTAATGAGAGTATATAAAGTAAATGGTATAGAGCATAGAGTTTATGATTCGGATGACTTATTGCCTTTGGGAGTAAAGGTAATCGAGGATTGGAGGGATGGTCACGTAGGTGATTGGGTAAAGACAGACGATGAATGCTATATACAAGTACTGAGACGAGGTACTATGTACAAACCTAAAGGTAGAATACGTGAAGTAGATTACATAGGTACTTGTACTGGTACCTT